AACCTCAGCCATGATTAGTCAGCCTTCTTGGGGGTGGAGTTGAGGACGCTGGTCAGTTCCAGGCGGCCGGCGGTGCGCAGGGCGGATGCTTCGACGTCCAGCAGTTCCAGTTCCTCGCCGGCGGTAGACCAGTGGCCGTTGCCGGTGGGGAATGGGATGAGGACGGTGTAGGTTTGGCGGTTGAACATGAGTGGAATTCTCCGGGTGGAAAATGCCAAAGCCCCTGCGAGAGGGGCTTTGGTCTGGCGAAAAAAAACCGCTTTCGCGGTGGATATCGTTACTTGAGAAAGCCAGGTTTTTCTGGCCATACAACTGTGAAGGGATCGCCTATATCTTGCGGGACATCCCGCAACAGTTTGCGGTAAGCAGCGACTTCGGCTCGCTGAGTTTCGCTCAGAGGGCTGTCCTGCACTTGGGTATGGTCGGTTTCTCTCAACAGTTGATCGCGACGGACACGAATGGAAGACCACTCCAAACACTCAAGACCTTCTTTGCTGGGAATATGAGATGGCATCAGCGTAATAAGTGCTTCAGTCATTAGAAAACCACCGTAGGGGAAAGGGAAAGTTTCGACTTGATCTCACCAACTTTGATCGCGCGATAGCCACCAATCTGCATAGTGTCAATTCGCAACGATGTCACATAGACATTGGGGATTTTAATCCGGCAGATGGCATTGCCAGCCGTATCTGCATAAATAGCGGGTGCAAACTTCCCAAAGCAAGATTGATTTATGACCGCACGCTGAGGTGCATACACATACCCCGCAAATGTTTCGTCCAACACCAACGAGCTGCCATAACTATAACCACGAATATTGAGCCAGAACATCTGGTCATCCGTATTGATGGAGAATGGCAACTTGAAGTGGGCATAAACCTCCATCGAGGATCCAAGATCGGTCGCGGTCATACCGCCGGAAGCACCGACGTCATAAGGCGCTCCCGTACCCCAGATCAGCCCTTGGAACACACTCATCAACAATGTTCCGGGGGCACCGGGCTCTCCGATTACATCTTTAAGTGCACGATACTGATCAAATTCCGCGCGGGCTTGATCCATTCGTTTATCAATATCGCCAATCTTGCCATTTACGGCGGTGGTCAGGTTATTGGAGGCCTGAACCAAGTTGGCTATCTGCGTTTCCGTACTCAAAATAGAAGCTCCTTTATTTTGTCATTCTCAGACCACTCAGTACCGGCAATTAACCATAACTAAAGAGGCCCGCCCAATATCTAGTTCACAACCCTAGCGTCTTCCAACTTCATTACACGAAACAAAACCCCCAGATGGCGAGCCATATTATCAATATTGGCTGTAGCCACAGCGGCCAGTTCTTCTGCAATTAAAATATTGAGATTTTCCATACCCACTATTACCGTGACACTATCGACCGGCAGTGGTGTCAGGTCCAGCGTGAACTTCTGCAATACACGGGCCGCGGCCGCTTTGTAGGTGAGCAGTTTCCCGGCAACGGAATAAATTGCCAGCAAGGTCCCGCTGGCCAGATAGAACCCAAACTCTCCAATCTCATACTCAGCCTCGCCGTCAAAAAGCGCGGCCATTCTGAGTTGTTGATTACCCAGGTCTTCGTAATCGGCAATTGCTACCCGCTGGCGTTCATCCCGCAAGGCAATCTCACTGCCGTCGGGGTTATAACGGCCAGTCCCGGCGCCTATATGGGTAATTTCACCTTTCAAACCCTGGTTTTTTGCCTGCAACACTTCACCCAAACCTTTGGAGGTGAAGCGCACCAGGCGCGTAATGTCTTCTGTCATGGCTGCGCCCTGAGGTCGTAATCGTTAATGGTGTAGTACCGGGCCACCCCAGTACTGTGAAGTCGGGCGCCAAGCACCAGTTCAGGCAGCGCCCCCGCAAGAGAAATTTCACTGTCGCAAAGCGCAGCATGAGCAACACCGCTCATCGCCAGCCCACCAGCCGTCTCGTGCACGATGGTGATGGTGGCCAGGTCCCGCTCGCTCTTGGCCGCGTTGATGCGGCGGATCAAACGGTTGTGATCGCCACTAGACCAACTGCGACCGATGATTGCCTGCACATCAAAGGTGTAAGGCAGACCGGTTGGCCGCTGTTGATACCAGGCGCTGATGTTGGGGGTGAATCCCAGTGACTCAACCGCGTAGCTCAGCGCCTTGGGCGTACCGGCCTGACGTTGGATCTGCCAGGACAAGGCCACGGTGAGGCGCTTCTCCGACTCGCTGGCAGCGGCGTCCCATTCACTGACGCCGCGATCAGCGGCCAGGTAGGGAAGGAACTCAACCGGCGTTTGCAGCGGGTTCATCAAGGCGGGAAAGGGTGGCGTCACCCGGTCAAGCAACTGCCCGAAACCCAAGTCCAGTGCCTTCTCCAACGGCGAACTGTTGGCGGGCAGCAAGCTGCCTTTTGTCTCGTTCATAGCGTGCGCACCTCCACCTCGACGCCCGTGCAATACGGGGCCTGGAATGCCGTGGTGACGATCGGCTCCAGCGGCTCAAGAATTTGCAGTTGCGCAGCGCCCGCCGAGTGGATGGCGTAGTCGATCCAGCTCGGGTCCACCCGCCCTTCCAGGCGATGACAAGACTCTGCATAGTCTTGCAGCAGTTTCTGGGCAGCGACTTGAGTGAGCCCGGAGTCCGGGCCGGCGTTGATCTTCGCCACCACGCGGATTTTGTAACGCAGGATTTGTGCGCCCTGCACCGAGACGAGATCCGTTTCCGGTCGCACATCAGGCCGGGCGAAATGCCGGCGTACACCGTCGAGTAGATCCGCAGAGGGTGTGCCATCCCCGTCTCGGGACAGGACGGTGACCATCACTTCGCCAGGCGCGGTGCGACGGCCGTTGCCATCCTTGACCCGCGCCGCGTAACCGTCCGGGTCGAAGGTATAAGTGACCGTCACCACACCCGGCGTAGCACTTTGCACTTTCACCGATGGACGCTCACCGAGGGTGAAAACCTCTCGGCGATACTGCATCCGCGAGCCTGCAGCCGGAGCGTGGGGCGCGAGGTAATAACGCAACCGGGCGTCGTCGTCGCTCTCCAACGTCGGCGGCACGGGCGGGAAAGCCGCCGGGTCACCAGGGTCAAGCACTTGACGCTCCAGGCCCATGTCGGCAAGGCGTGCGTCGAGGTTGCTGCCGGTGGCCCACCACGCCAGCATCTGCTTGATGCGGGCGTTGTATTTGCGCTCGTGGGTTTGCAGTCGAACGCAAAAAGCTTCCAGCGCCAGCGTCAGCAGCTCGCTTTCGTTCTCCAGGCTGACCTTCAGCTTGGCGGCATTTTCCGGCGCACGAGTCGCGACGTAATCAACGACAAATGCCTTGAATTCTGCCAACAGTGGCTCGAATTCATCGACGGCAATGATCGCTGGCTCAGCCAACTGGTTCTGGCCGGGTATCAGCATGCTCATGTCACCACCTCGAAGGTTTGTTTGCGGTTTTTCCAGGTGCCGGCGAAGCGCAGCAACAGGCCGGCGCCCTGGCGGTTGGCGACGATGACTTGCGGCTCGAAATCGGCGATGCCGTTCTGCGGGTTGTAGAACGCCTGGGCAGTATGGCTCTGGGCGAGAATCAGCAGGTCATCGCCGAGGTTTTGCCCGAGCAGTTGCGGGATCATCGAGCCGTACAGCGGGCGCTTCTGACGAGTGCCCAAGGGAGTGGTCAGCGCTCGGGTGGCGCGCTGGACGAATTGCAGCCAGTCATCGACGGCCGCCCCGGTGTTCCGATCGATTCCGATCATGGGATGTCCTTATCAGGGGCTGATGACTCGGCCTTGGTGGTCCACCACCGGGCCGCTGAAGTGCGCGCCGCCGGCATCCAGCAACAGACGGGTACCACCGACTTGCAGCGTGATGCTCTGGGCATTCATCGTCAGGCTGGCGGCGCCGACCTTGACGTCGACCTGTTCGCGGGAACCGGTGAACGTGGTCGGGCCGTTGATCCAGTTGAAGGTATGGCTGGCGTCGTCGTAGTCGCTTTGGGTGCCGTCTTGATGGCGGCGCCGGGTCAGTGACGGAACGCTGGAGACCGGCGGAAAACGGTCGCTGTTCAAGCCGAACAAGGCCACCGATTGCGCCCCGCCCTCCCCGCCGCCGTAGTTGAGCAGCAAGCATTGCTCGCCCACGGACGGGATGCGGGTTTCCGTCTGCGCACCGGCGCTGGGGTTGAAAAAGCGAATGGCCGGGGTGAGCAGTTCGCCGTGGCTGACCTTGCAGGTATTGCTGGCGGCGTCGACCTCCTGGCACACGCCGATGCGGCAGAAACTTTCAGCGCGTCGATACAGGTCTTCGAGCTGGTTTTCCATTTCCGCCAGTCGCTCGACAATCGGCCCCAGTTGCATGCGTAACAGCGCGTCGAACATGGGCTACTCCGCCAGCGGCTTGTATTGGTCGGGGTCGTCGATGTTCGAGACTTCCCAGGTGCAGGCGAACAGTGGTTTGCCTGTGGGATCGTTGAGCAACGGCGGTCCGATATAGAGGGTTTGGGTGAAGCTGACGGTCCAGGTGTCGTAGTCCGTTTCTGCGGTGGTGCCTATTGAGGGCGCAGCGACGATATTGCTCGGCAGGTCGCACTGCTCCTGCGGCAGGTTCCAGCGGTTATCCAACACCAGGTCCATCAGTTGGCTGGCCAGGTCGCAGGCATCAAAGGGCAAGGCACCTGGGGCAACCATAGCCTTGAGTGAAATCCCCAGGGCGTGGGCCTTGCGCCCTTCGCGGGAGCGAATGCCGGGGCCATTGCCTTCGACCGTGATCAACACGCCAGTGTTATCCGTTGTGCCCTGGAAGTCCTGATGATTGCCGACCTTCAGATTCGGAAAGGCAACGTGCAACGCCTCGTTGATGGCCTGGGGCAGTTGGGAAGGTTTTTCGATGAGTGTCATTTAAGTCGCGTCCTTGCAACGGTTACTGCGGGTCCCGGCCGGGGCCTTCGTTGACGCCGATCCGCTTGGCTGCCCAGCGTTCATACAGGCCGATGGCCACGTCGGCGCCGGCCATGGCGGTCAGGCAACCAATGGCGCCGGCCGTCCAGATCGACATGCCGGCGGCGTAGCACAGCATCAGGGCTGACACCCCGCACACCATGCAGGCCCCGGAACGCAGGGCCAGGCGCCGCACCAGCGACCAACCGCGGGCGCCCTCCTTGTCGGCGCGCCACATTTCTCCGGAGACACCGCCGATCAGGGCCAGTGCGATCACTAACCAGATAGGCATTTCCGCTAACGCTTGCTGCTCGTTTGTCATGTCACGCCTCCTGGCTGAGCATTACCGGCGCAGTGCCGGGTTTTGGGTAATTCCATTTATAGGTAGGCATTCCAAAAAGCCCGGTTGCCCGGGCTTTTCAGTAATGCTGTCCTCGAACTTTCGGCGCTACTGGCGCGGTACGGTTCTTTCCTCAATGTTTTTCCGACCACGATCCCTGTCTGCCGGATAACTGCTTCTGGTGCTTTACGCTGCACACCCGGGCCAGTTGCCAACCCTCTGAACCGTTAAGGCCGGTTCATCGCTGCCTGTTCTTGAAGCGGTTTGAAACTAAAGAGCGTCGGCATCCTTGCCGGTGTTGCCTGGCATCCGTGCCATCGCTTCGATGGCGTCCTTGCCGGTGTTGCGTAACGTCCTTGTCTTCCTTGGCAGCATCCTTGCCGCCTCCACCAGGCCTTCTTGGCTGGCTTGAGATGAAGAATATGCATGTATGCATATACAGTCAATGCACAAATGCATTTATTTTTGCGACGCATATGCATGAATGCATTCGCAGCCTTATGGGCAAAGGGTTTGGTGGTTTTGCACGGACGAAAAAAAGCCCGCGCATTGGCGGGCTTTGTCTTACGAAGAGGGGTTACCGGGCGTACATGCCCCACCAGAAGACGTGACCGAGGATGCTGATCTGCTCATCCTGGATGTCCTGGAAGCTGTAGTCCTCATCCGGGTGTTCATCGCGGTTGAAGCTGCGCAGGCGAATCCCCGAAGGCAGGCGATAGAGCTGTTTCACCCGCAGTTGGCCATTGTGGTTGATGGCATACAGGTCGCCGTCGACGATGTCACCAATCCCGCACTTGCCGGCGTTGACGCCGACGGTCGCGCCGTCACGCAGCACCGGCAACATACTGTTGCCACGCACCGTGACGCACTTGGCCTGGTCGAACTGCACACCGTTATGCCGCAGGCTGCGCTTGCCGAATCGCAGGCTGGCCTTCTCGCTTTCCTCGATGACGAATCTTCCTGATCCAGCAGCCAATTCAACCTCGCGCAGAAAGGGGATCGACACCTCGTCATCATTAACGGGCGTGTCGTCGTCCCACAGG